TCCTATTAATCCCCATCCGTGATTTTGTATTGCATTTAAAATAATGAACCAACATGTTAACATATGGGTCACCCACCAAATTGTACGGATGACTGCAATACCATCCGCTTGTCCGTCTTCACCTACCTTTTCACCTAGGGACTTTGCCCATAGTCTCCAGTATTTATTAACCATCATTTGAAATCCACATTTGCCATACATTCAGTAAGACATGCAACAAGATTAAGTTCATGGTCTGCAACAAAAGCATTCTTATGTTGATAGTCCGCAAGTATTAATACCAGTTGGGGGATTGATTGTGGTTGAACCTTACCGTCCATAGTATCATAGATACCACGGAAAACTGCAGCGGGTTCCACGTCCATATTGTTCACTACCCAACCTCTCATCTTTTTGAAGTCCTGTGACTTGAGATGTTTGTATAGGTCTGAGTATTGGTCATTGTCTTTCACCAGTACACTACTGTTGATAGTACCACCAATTGAACCTCGTTGTGCCTCATTTAGTATACGTCTCCAGTCGGGTGCATACTTACTTATAAGACCCGCAAGGACTTCGTTATTGTATTCAACACCTTCACCCTCTAGGATGATTTGCATTCTCTTCATGAACTGACCACATAGTTCTACCATACCTTTCTTGGTAGTATTGAACTCATAGACACCACAACGAGAGTGTAGTGGTTCGATGATACGGTTCTTGAAGTTACATGTGAGAATGAATCGACAGTTCTGAGAGAACTCTTCGATGAAACCACGCAATGCGGGTTGTGTCGATTGAGGATTAAGGTAGTCCGCTTCGTCAAGGATTACCACCTTGTAACCGCCAGAAAGGGAGACGGACGAAGCGAACTGTTTGATTTTACCACGTAGAGTATCGATGTTCCCTTCTTCGGAACCATTGATAACAATGTAGTCAAGTTCTAGTTCATCACAAATTGCACGTGCGATAGTAGTTTTACCTGTACCCGCAGTACCCGTGAATAACATGTTTGGTATTTCACCTGAGTCTACAATCTTTTGGAATGTATCTTTTAGGTCTTTAGAAAGTACGGTTGATGTGATTTGTCGTGGTCGATATTTCTCAACCCATAGGAAGTCTTTAGACATAGTGTCTCCATAATAAAGTGTTTCTATTAATATACATTGTACATTATATGAAACGTTTTGTCAAGTAAAATGTGGTGGTTTTTAGGATAACCACCAACCTTATTAACAGGAAGTATTACTACTTCTCTGAGGATTCTGAATCAAGAGAACCTTGGTGAGTTTCGCACAACTGGACGATACGTACTGCATCATCTCTTAGTTGACCGATTGTCGAGAGTTCTTCTCCCTTGAATCCACCACGTTGTACGACAGTATCAATTACTGCAACCGTTGAACGTGCAACTCGGTTGGAAACCTCATAGATTTCTTCGTGATTATTTTCTGCTTTTGCCATCATTATTCTCCATAGTTAGATGATTTTTCAAGTGCAATATAGTATTCAATTGCAGACTGTTGTGACTTCCATCTCGAAATAAGTTTCGAGGAAATAGAAACTGCAAAGTCTTCATTGATTACTTTAATGTTGTTTACGTTAACAATAAAGTTAAAGTCCACTCCTTCGGGGTAAGACCCCTCTACATCAATAGAGAATGCGTTTGATGTCGCATCCTTAGAGTCAACAACCGCAAGATTGATAGACCCACCACTTGGTGAGATACTAATCTCCGTATGACCTAGAACAGCAGCAGCCTTCTTAACTCTATTCAATGTGTCATTATCTATAACAAAGTTAACTTCCGCTTCAGGCATGACAATGTCTTTACCTGGCGATGTCAACATTTCTGTATCAGAGAAGAAGTACTTTACGTTACTTCTACCTGTGTTGTCATAGACTTTGACGAAGTCTTTTTCAAACTTCAAGGTTGGTTTGTCCACAAGGGACAGAACATTCAGAAACTCGTTAAGGTCGTAGATACCAAAGTTCTGAGGAAATGTTTCATCCACAGTTGTAGTACTCAACACATTACGTGCGACTGAAATAGTCTTTAATGTATTCCCTTCCGAGAATACGAGGTTGGGGTTAATCGTTGCATAGTTCTTTAGAACGTTCAACGTGTTATCAGTTAGTTCCATAATATATCTCCTGTTAATATGAACACCTATAATACCAAACTTTACACATAAAGTCAAGTACTATTTTACTTTATTTTACTAAAGTTTCTTTCCTTAACGAATTCAATCTTTCGATTGAAGGATGCATCTTCGAGTTCTCCCTTATGGGATATCACAAAGACATTCGTATCTTCACCAAGTGTGTAGATAATCTTCATCAGATTGTCCACACCATCTGCATCCAACGAACTGTCGAATGTTTCGTCAAGGATTAAAAGATTAGTTGCGACACTATTCTTCATCTTGGCAATCTGTCTCCATGTAAATAATAGAGACAAATCGATACGTTGTTTCTCACCTTCACTAAATGAATCATAAGTGAATGCGTCACGATGTCTTGAACGAATGGTTTCACTGAACGATTCGTCTAGGTCAAAGTGTACAAAGAAATCTAGGATTTGTAGGTATTGATTGGTCAACTGATTGATAACAGGTAGATACTGTTTGATAATCTTTGACTTGATACCTTGGTCTTTTAAGAGTTCACTCGTTACCGTTTGGTATGCTTGACTCTCGGATAGTTTAAACTTAGTATCTTGCAACTCACTCTTATCTTCCCTTAGTTTGTCAAGGTCTGAGTTTGCATCCTGAAGGTCAGTTGCACCTATATCTAAATCGACAATCTCGTTTTGAATAGATGTAATGTTTTGATTCAGTCTGCGAATTGTTGCGGTCTGTTCTGCAATTGTAGTCTGTAACCCACGGACACTTTCCATGTCCTTGAATAATTCAGATAGAACTGTTTCGGTTTCTTTTAGTTTATTGTTAACATCTGCTAACGCATTCGAAACTGTTGTCTCCTTCGACTCTGCTGTTGCAATCTTCTTTTTGCGATGTTCCTCCGTGACTGGTTGGTCACAGGTAGGACATTGTTCGTTTTTTCCAAAGAAATCTGATTGTCTTTTGGCATCTCTTATTTTTCCTTTAAAGTCAATTGCGTATGTATTTAGTGTTTCTTTCTTTTCAGAAGTCTTTGTGATACGACTTTCTATCTTAGGTAGTCTTGCATCAATATCACTTTGGATTGTAAACATCTCATCATTGAGAGTTTTTATCTCACCTTGATACTTTACAATCTTATCTTCTTTCTGTTTTCTCTGTAGAGATGTTACAGATACCAACTCTGATATCAATCTCTTTTGTGCATTAATCTTAGTATTGCATACTTCAATCTCATGACCATTCTGTGTCAGGTTAACCTTAAGAGTTGCAATCTTTTCTTTGAGTAGGACATTCATCTTACTGAACATATTAATGTCTAGAAGGTCTTCGATGACATCACGTCTTGCACCCGAAGATAACTGCATGAAAGGAACAAACGATGATGAACCTAATACAACTATTTGATGGAATGACTTATGCGATAACATAAGAATGTTTTTCTCAAGGATAGACTGATAGTCTTTTGCATGAGAACTCTGATTGACCATATTACCATTGACCCAAACTTCGAACTTGTTGGGTTTAATTGCACGGACAATCTTATATCGATTAGAACCTATTCTGAATTCAACTTCTACTAATGTACCCTTTTGGTTGATACTATTGACCAACTGCATCTTAGATATCTTACGATGGGGTTTACCGAACAGTGCAAACGCAAGAGCGTCTAACAGAGTAGACTTACCTGCTCCATTATGTCCTACAATAAGTGTAGTGGGAGAAGATTCAAAATCTATTTCTGTAAACGTGTTTCCTGTAGATAGAAAGTTCTTGTATCTAAGTTTCTCAAAAGTAATCATATATCTTGTTTCATTATCTCAATAAAATCTTCTTCATAAAGACCACACCAATTACAGGGTTGACCCTTCGCAACGTGCATGTCCATTTTATCCATTATACAGTAATGTTCCCAAAATGTCAAGGATTCTTTTACTTTTTCTGCATCTTTTTTATTACCGAAGATGCTATCGTAGTTATCACGATACTTGTCAGTTCCATTAGTCTTGGTCTTGATAGTATCACCTGTTATGTCATTCTTTGTCGCCATTAAACAATCTCCATTGATTGTGCTTCAATCATTAAACTAGACATCTCTTGTTTGATTCGGTTCTTATCAAGGTCGGTCTGTACATTGTCAATATAATCATATACAAGTGTCTCTGTATCGTCAACATTTAATTTGTCAGATACCGCATCACCCATAAACTCTTTGAAGTCTTCTGCAATCTTTAGTTCATGAATTTTCTGTGCTTGTACCTTATCTACAAACTTCTCGAACTCAATAGGGTCACCTTTATTGACCACAATAACCTTTACAAACTTCTCATTAAGATATCTCATATCTTTAAACTTAGCGTTACCCATCTTATCCGCATCATAGTATATCTTCTCATAGATAGTAACAGGGTTACGAACCGCAGTCAACTCTCTTGTTTCAGTATCAAGTACGTGGAAGTGTTTGGGGTCATCACAATCATTCCAAAAGAACTCCATCTGAGAACCTAAGTAATGAATGTTACCGATAGTTGATTTTGCATGGAAGTGTCCTGTAAGAACCATCTCAAATCTTTCGAAATGTTTTGCACTCATACCATGCATACAAGGCATACCACGTGCCATATCAAAACCTTGTAGTTCCAAGTGAGCACCCACAAAGGATGCTTTTGTACTCTTAAGAAACTTAAGTGACTCTTCTTCGTTTTCCTGATTTATCCAAGGGACTAATGCGATATCCAACCCGTCATAGTTTACCACTGTTGGTTCCATAACAAGGTTCACTTCATTCATGTAGTGTCCTTGGAGTTCTTTCAATGCGTTCAATTCATTGGTGTTCTTATAGTACACGTCATGATTGCCAGGAATGATATCCATTGTGATACCATACTCACGCAACTTCTCTAGGAAGATTTTACGATTGTGTCCAAGTGCTTTGAAATTGACTGTCTTACGATTATCATAATAATCACCTAAGTGAAGTATCTGTTTGATATCGTTTTCAAGTAAGTAGGGAAAGAATACGTCTCTGTAGAACTTCTCTTGGTAGTCCATAAAGATGTCAGACGAGTTACGAATACCCGCATGGGTATCATTCAGTATTGCTATTTTCATTTATGTTCCGTCCATAATATAGTTCTATTGTGTGATATAATACCATACACAACAGTTTTTGTCAAGTGTTTTATTCTACAATAAAATTAGTAAGGTCTGAGTCTGCTTTAACAGTACGTCTTCGTCTAGTCTTCTTTTCTTTCTTATAGTACTCTTTGAAGTTAGTATCCGCTTCTCGAACTGTATCAATACGCAATCTAAGAGTATCAATAAATTGTTGTGCAACTAGGTTCGCACCTGCTTCACCACTTTCATCAAGGAAGTTCTCAATACCACTTTGTGCAAGATACTTCATTTTAATATTCTGTTGTTTCTTTTCTTTCTCAATTCTACGTAAGAATGCATACCAAGATATCTGAGTGAAATACGCAAATGCATTTGGTTTACCTGTACGGGTCGCAGATTCAATGTTGTAGTTCTCAATTGCCTTCAGACAATTCTCTACTGCATCCATTACCATCTCTTCACGATAGGTGTACCTAACAAAGTTTGCCTTATGAGATAGACCCTCACATATCTTTAAGAAACACTGAGCAATATAGTCTGTTACAACAGGAAGAGGTTTCTCTTGTTCCCGTGCTTCATTAACGGTTGAGACATACGCAACGACAGCTTCAGAGAACTCTCGGTTATTAACGTAATGTGGTTTATCTTTAGGTTTCATTTTCACTCCATTTATTAACGACTATTATATACCATAAATCAGGGTTTGTCAAGTACTATTTATCCTTGACCTTAGACCACTCGTTGAGAAGTCATGTTGACGATTATTATAGTAGATATCAATACCATTGTCAATACAGTATTGTTTACCTGTAAACTTCTTGTTCTTATACTCCTCACCAATCACTCGTACATTGATAGGATAGACCTTTAATATATCTAATAGGTCTTTCTCGGTGCGGTAAGGGATAATCTCATCAATCAAAGAGATTGCGGAGAGTTGAATGTATCTTTCTACCATAGACTGGATAGGTGCATTCTTCTCTGTACGGTCTAATGATGGGTCTGTTTGTAGTCCCACAATAAGGTAATCACACTGTTGTTTCGCTTCCTTTAACATTGCAATATGACCCGCATGTAGTAAATCGAATGCGGATGCAGTTAGACCCGTTGTAATTTTTTTTAATTTAGTACTTGACATTACCTGTTTTCCATGTTATAATAAGCTATGCTGCGGGAGGGTTGGATACCCACATTAATGTAGCGTCCTTTTAGTGAACATATCAATCACATTATTAGGACTATCAGAATCACCTTCGAGAAATAAGTCTGTAGATTCCAATTCTTCGAGATAAGTTTCTAAGTCTAATTGGGAATCCTTCATCTTTTCTAAAGTTTCACGGGTCATTCTCTGAAGAGAAGAGATATCCTGTTCTTCTGATACACCCTTCAATCTTTCTAAATGAGTTTCGTTCATGTCCTTAACTGCAACACGATATTGTACAAGAAGAGTTTCTACAGGGATTGCGATAGAAACTAGGTGTGATTGCATCAATACGACAAGGTCTTCTTCACCCTCTTGATAAATCATAAAGGGGCGAAAAGAAAAATACTTATCTCCTTGTGAGTTCTCATACATCATAAGTTTCATTGCATTCTTAACAACAATCTCATCGTGTTCATGTGCATTCCATTCTATTACATCTGCAACTATCTCGTCACCGTTTGATAATCTAAATTGTCTTAATGGATGTTTCAAATTATTCTTTTTTGTCATTTTAGATTTACCTCAAATACTTTATAGGGAAACTGTTCTTTACTATATATCTTTATTCTCTCACCACTGTGACGAAGAGTAAAATTCTTATGTGACTTGATATGCATGTCATCTGCAATATCAAATAACTTAGTTACTCCACCATCATCAGAGGTTCTTAGTCCTCGTCCAATTGATTGCAATACCCTAATCTGTGATTTACTAGGACTTGCGAATACAATGTTATTTAGGTTTCTTATATTGATACCTGTTGAGAAGGTTCCCATCGATGCAACAATAATTGCATCCTTTTGTTTCTCTACAATACCTCGTATTTGTTCACGGTCTTGTGCGTCTACCTCTCCCGATACATAAAATATCTTTCTATTCTCATCTGCTTTGTTCTTCATCATATCAAAGAGAATTTTTCCGTGTTTCTCTACGTATTGAAATAGAACAAGTGTATTACCCTTTTGGTCTAATGCAAGATTTGTTATAAACTTATTGCGTTTCTCATGTCCTACAATGTAATCCATTTCTTCTTGGTATGTCTTACCTTGCATCATATGACATATATCATTATGATATCTCAAACATAATACACTGATATCAATCTTTGCAAGTGTACCTTTCTCTTGTAGGTCACGGGTCGCAGTCACTCTTTTAGTAGGCCCGAACAGTCCTTCCAATACGAGTTTATTAGTTTCTGTACCATCTAGAGTACCTGTTGTACCAAACCTATACTCTGCATTCTTTGCCTTATTCATGATACCACTCAAAGACTTTGCTTTAAATAGATGAACCTCATCACCAAAGATACACTTAAAATTATCATACCAATCAGGGGGAAATTTATATACAGATTGCCATGTTGATATGACAACACGTTTAGGTGTGGTCTTGTCTTTACCACTGTAAATACGATGTACATTGTTCTCTACATCAAACCCATATTCATAGAAGTCTTTATATAACTGTTCGACAAGACTTGTAGTAGGAACAAGAATAAGAACATTATCTTCGAAATTATCAAGATACCATCGCATTAAATTATAGATGATAAACGACTTACCACTACCTGTAGGTGATAGTAAGATTGCACGTTTGTTTTCAATACCATGTGCTATTGCATCATACTGATAGTCACGCACGTCAAAGGGTGACTCCACATCCTTTAGAAACTTTACAAGATTGGGATGTGATACTTTATTCTTTTTTTCGGGGTGACCATACTTGGGGTTATCTTCAATCTGTATGGGATACATTCGGTCTGCACAAAACTTCTTCAGGTGTGCATATAGTCCTACATTCAGTTCACGAGTA